AACAGTTGGCGCAACAATAGCGTAATAATTAACTAGTGGCTCCTTCGGGAGCCACGTTTAAAGGAGATCAAATGGCAGCTAAAACTGACATACAAGCAACCAGATCGGCAGCAGCCGCAGGTGCTTCTGCAGTTATTGCGCAACCAGTGCGTTTAAGAGGTATTATAATTGCTTCAAGCGGTGGTGGTGCTGGTGTATTAGAATTAACAACAGAGTCAAATACAGGAACAACTTTATTTCAAGCTGATGTTCCTACTGGTGATGTAATTAATTTTAATTTTCCTGAAGATGGAATTTTATTTCCAAAAGGTATTTTTTGTAAAACAAAAACACATGTTACAGCTTATACCTTATTAACAGATAAATTTTCAGGACCAAATTTAACTGGAAGTAACGGATAAAAATGTCTGGTGGTGGTTCATTTACAAGTGACCAATCGGTGGCTCATGCTACATCGACTGCACAAATGGTTCCTACAAATAGAAGAGCTAGATTAACTTCTATACAAGGTAAAGGTAATTCAGCAAGTGGCTCAATTATTTTTAAAACTGGAGGAGCTAGTGGAACCACCATCGCAACATATTTGTTTGGAGAAGAAGGGTTAGATATGTATCTACCAGGTTCGGGTATTCTTTTTGCAAATGGGATCCATGCAACAATTTCAGGCACTGCAGGTGTCACAATAACTTTTACATAAAATGAACAAATCTGGTTTAGATATTTTAGGTTTTAAACGTGGTGGGGACGTGATGCCTAAAAGAAACAAAAAAAATTTTAGACCCACTGAAAAAGGTGCGGGTATGACTCAAGCAGGAGTTGCTGCTTATAGAAGAGCTAACCCAGGATCAAAATTAAAAACAGCTGTAACTGGTAAAGTAAAACCAGGGTCAAAAGCTGCAAAAAGGCGTAAATCATTTTGCGCAAGATCAGCAGGACAAATGAAAAAATTTCCAAAAGCTGCTGCAGATCCTAACTCAAGATTAAGACAGGCAAGAAGAAGATGGAAGTGTTAACGTGTTCAATATGCCTTCATCCTTGTCATTGTAAAGGGGTTGGGCCGTATATTAACACCAATCAATGCATTGGTTATAATTGTAATTGTATGAATTGCATACATACAACAACAGAGGAGGAGACCATGGCAAAAAAATTAGTAAAATGGATATGGAAAATTATTTGTTGGCCAGGTAGAAAAGTGGCTGATTGGCTTTGGACTAAATAATGTCTAACAAACCACTCAACATATCTGAAGAGGCAGCTGTCCAAATGCCTATGAAGACGGTTGCCTCTTTGATCATCATCGTGGCACTCGGTACCATGGGTTACTTTCAAATTATAGAACGTTTAAATGTTGCAGATACTCGTATACAGATAATGGAAAAAGATCTTGAAGAGAATACAGAGTTTAGAATTAAATGGCCACGTGGACAACTAGGCTCATTGCCCGCGGATTCTGAGCAATTTATGATGATTGAGGATTTGTACAAGACCACGGACAAGTTAAATACACATATCGAATCAATGGCTTTGAATAAAGTTAATATCGAGTTTTTAAGAAAACAAATGGATAAGGTTTTAGTTGATATTGAAAAACTCAAAGATGCTAACAGAGATCTTGGCTACAAAAATGGAGATTACTCACAATGATTGAAGCTGTAGTGGCTCTTCTTATGTTCTACAACGGAGAGATCAAGGAACATCGTATTCAAGAATCCATGGCTGCATGTCTTCGCGGCAAGCGCCATGCGGAAAGACAATATAGCGAGTCAGTATCATATAAATGCTGGAAGGGTAAAGCAGAAACAGAGTTGTACTTAGGCGAAAAGCATATTAAAAAAATAATTTTACAATGATAAAACTATTCAAAAAACTTTTAGGTTTTGATATACTTGAAAAAAGAATAAGAATTTTAGAAAGAAAAAATTACTGGAGGGACAAATATAGAAATGGCTTATCTCAACGCAAACATTCCTCCAATATATTGTAAAGTAAAAAAAGAATTTTTATATGACCTTAAAAAACATCATGGTGAAAGTGAAGAATGTGTTATCTTTGCTATTACGTCTATCTCAGGGCGCGCTTTACTTTTTAATATCATGTTACCAAATGGTGCGTGTTATTGGAGGTTGCCTATCTCAGCGTTTTTCCAAAAATCGTATGACAGAGCCTCTGTGCCAGATATGCAGGTACACGAGCTGGAATTGTGGAACTGTTTTAGCTATTGGCCTAGTGTTCATTGCTTTGATTGGTTGGATGGTTTAAATGGAAAATATTTAGGTTTAGATAAAAAATTTTATCATGGTCAATATTTATTTACAGTCGACTGGGCACACCCAGACACAAATATTTTAGATGTTGAACATTCTGAAATTCCTCAAGAACACAAGTGCGCACATATATTGGCTCTTGATAACGGCAATTATGCAGCTCAGCCTAATAATCGTCTTTTGTGGCACGTTAATAGTTATACTACTGATAACAGTTGGCCAGATTATAAAGTTCAAACTACTTACTGGGATGCAGAAGCTTCAAAAATGGTAACAGAGGATTCAGATAAAATGTTTTATGATATGGAGAAAAAAAAAGAAACTAAAAGAACTTATGATAAAATACAACAGTGGGGTGAAGACATGTCCTACGAAGGAGAAAAAAAATGAATTTGAGTCGTAATTTTAATTTATTAGAACTTACTAAATCAGATACAGCTATACGTTTAGATATAGACAACAATCCAAACGCAGATCAAATAGAAAAACTAAAAGCGTTATGTGAAAATGTTTTGCAGCCAGTGCGTGATCACTTCGGTAGGGTCAAGGTGACAAGCGGATATCGTTCTCCTGAATTATGTGCAGCGATAGGTAGTTCTGTAAATTCACAGCATGCCAAAGCTGAGGCCGCAGACTTCGAATGTGTTGGAGTAGACAACGCTGAAGTTGCTGATTGGATCAAGATGAACTGCACGACAGATCAGCTAATTCTCGAGTTCTACACTCCTGGAGAACCCAACTCGGGATGGATTCATGCATCATACGTACCATTCAAACCAAGAGCACAATACATGAGAGCATTCAAAGAAAATGGCAAAACGAGATACAAACCAATCATTGGTAAAGCCACAGATCTTATCTAATCCTGTAGCTAAAATTCTAAGGTCTAGAACTTTTAAACCAAAAGTGATACAATCCAAGAAGTTGTATAACCGCAAAAAGGAGAAACCAATATGGCAAAACAAGGTACTTGTTGGGATGGATATGTTCAAAAAGGGATGAAGAAAAAAGGTAAAAAAATGGTGCCGAACTGTGTCCCTGCTGGCAAAGTGGTAAAAGCTGCGATGGGTAGAGCACAGTTTTCAGAAACTACATCAAAAGCTCCTGGAACAAAAATTAAATCTGAGCCATACATAGGCTCATATATGCATTCTGAAATAGCAGGAAAAAAAGTAAATAATAATAGTTTAAGTAAATATTACGGTCCGTTAATAAAAGGATTTAAACAATAATTATGTCTACAAGTTTTGATTTGAATATTGATGAAATAATTGAGGAAGCATACGAAAGATGTGCTATGAGAACTAATAGCGGTTATGATTTAAGAAGCGCTAGAAGATCTTTAAACTTACTTTTTTCAGAATGGGGTAATAGAGGAATACATTTGTGGAAGGTGGAGCAAGATGAAAAAGCTTTAGTTTCAGGACAAGCAGAGTACACAGTAGACTCTGATGTAAGTGATGTTCTTGAAGCTTTTGTGTCTACCACTGCTGCTGCAAGTAACACTTCAAATACTGATGATTTATCTTTAACTAAAATTGATCGATCTGCATATGCTGGCTTACCAAATAAATTTTCTACTGGAACACCTTCACAGTATTATGTAGCTAGAGAAAAAACACCTAAAATTTTTTTATATCAAACTCCTGATTTAAATAATTACACGCATTTAAAATATTTTGTAATAAAAAGAATAGAAGATGCGGGTACAACAACAAGTGAATCTTTTTCTTTTTCACGATCGGCAGATGTTGTTTATAGATTTTTACCATGCATGTGCGCAGGCTTAGCGTATTATCTTGCTATGAAGAAGGCACCGCAACTAGTTCAACAAAATAAAATTATTTATGAAGATGAAATGAAACGTGCTTTGGATGAAGATGGTCAAAGAACTTCAGTTTACATATCTCCACAATCATTTAATTTAGGATAGTTATGGGAAAATTTGCATCAGGTAAAAGATCAAAAGCCATATCAGATAGATCAGGTATGGAATTTCCATATGATGAGATGGTTAAAGAATGGAACGGTTCGTTTGTACACTACACAGAATTTGAACCGAAACACCCACAAATAAGAAGGCGTAGAACAAACGCAGATGCAATTGCTTTACAAAACGCAAGACCTATGAAATTTCAACAACCAACACAAATGCAAAGTATTAACACTTTAGCAACAAGCGATATTACAATTGTTAGTTCTGGTGGTGCAACAGTATGTGAAGCAGATTTAACATTACCTGGTGACTTTGCTTTTAGAACGGAAGTATTTACAAGTGTTGTAAAAAACCCAGGTGATTTTACTACAACTGTTTCTTCAATGGCACCAGAAGATCCTTCTGTTCAAAACAGACGAAGAGAGTTAGTGGCAACAATTGGTAAAACAACAGTGAGTATAACGTAATGGCGATAACACATTCAAATTTTTTAACACAGGTAAGAAGTTATACAGAGGTAGATAGTAATGTATTATCAGATACTCTTATAGATCAATTTATTAGAAATATAGAACTAGAAATTGCTGGTAAAGTTGATTATGATGATACAAGAAAATACGCAACTTCATCCTTTACAGCTAATAAAAGATATCTTGTCACTCCATCCGATTTTTTAGTAAT